CACCAATAAGATCAGGACGATCTATAATCATTGGAATTATTTCATTAGCTAGTGGTACTAAACCACGTTGAACATAGTTAGCGTATTTAATTTGAGCATTAGCATCTGCTCCTAAATCTTTGTTTACAGTTAATTGATCAGGATAACTTAAACCGTAAGCTCCTGCACCATCGCCAGCTTCTACAAACTCAAACAAATTCATTCCATAATTTTTATTAAGTTCATAAAATTTAGTTTCTTCTGGACTTGTTCTTTTAACTGTCATTAATCTTAAAGGTTTTTCTAATTTAATAGGATTACCATCTTGTCCTATAGCTAATGAACCATCAGCATTTGTTTTATAATTTTGATATACTTGAACATAAGGACCACTTCGATCACTCATTTTATCCATTTGTGAAAAATATAAATCTAAAGCAGCTGCGTTTATTTCACGTTCTGCTTTTTGTTTCTCTATTCCCATTTGAAATAACATAGGTGCTGTTTGTGCGCCTGCTTGTCCAACCACATCAAAAAATCCACGAAGCCCAGGTTGATCAGTTCTTCCTGACATCAAAGCTGTACCTAATTGTAAAAGTAAAGCAGTTTGTTGTAAACTATCTCCACCAGAAGATTCTCCTAAAAATTGTTTAATTACATCTTTGTAATTATTAATACGTTGAACACTATCATTATCAATATAATCCGCTATGTCTGGATCGTTAGATAAATTAGTGGAAGCTTCATCAGCTCCAGTAGAATCTGATGTAGCATTATTGTCCATAGAATTTACATTTTTATTTTCTTCCTCATTAGCTTGATTTACAGAATTTTCACTAGGTCCTACTGGTGCATTATTAGCATTTTCTGGAGGTTGTTCTTTTTTAGATGTTACATTAATATCTGTAATGTCTTCGGTAATATCTATTTGTGAAGTATCTGTAAGGCTATCTATTGATAAAGGACCAAGTCCACCAGCAATAAACATTCTTGCGCGTGGATCTTGTGAACCACGTGCCATTCTTTGAAATAAAGGTCTTAGTATAGGTCTAACCATATTAATCCTAACTACCTTTTAACGCTTGATATCCTGCTAGTCCTGTAATACCAGTTCCAACCGCTTGAGCTAATGGATTTGTCATTGGCGATGTTCCCATCGTTGTTGACATACCACTAGAAGGCATACCTTGATAGATATCACTAACAAAACCAAGACGTTGATACGGTTCATACAGTTGTTGTAACTGCTGCCTGTATTGTGCATCTGATATTTGTTGTGCTTGTTGTTGCTGTACAGAACCTGCTGACATCGCTGATGCTACATCCCCCTGTTGCAGTGCCTGCTGTTGTGCCCCTAATCCTGCAATTCCTTGAGCTGCAGATTGTTGCCTTGACATTTGATTACTAAATTGTTGTTGTGCCTGTTGCTGTGCTTGTTGATAGTTTTGAGCTTGCGCTTGTCCTACTGCTTGTGCTCTTTGTGTTCCTAACTCTGCTGTCTGTATGCCTGATCTAGAACCTCCAAAAGCTCCTGCTTGAACAGCTGACATGTTTGTTTGGTTTTGCATTTTATCAAATTGTCTTTCAATTCCACCTATAACTTCATTCTGATATGGATTCATGTAAGCTTGATAAGAATTAGGATCATACGCTTGAGTACTATCCATTAAATAATTACTAGCTTGATTTAAATAAGGTTGAAAAGTTCCTAAACCTTGTTGTGTTCTATCAAAAGCTTCTTGTTGTAAACCGGTGAAAGGAGAGACTTGTTGGCCAGGAATAGTAACAGGATCTTTTGCAAATCCTGAAGCTGTGTCCATTAACTGAAGCTTACGTGCTTCTATTTGTGGAGCTTCTCTTGTAAACTGGGTACCAAAGGTAGTGCCAGATGGATCTGCTCCGTCAGATAATCCTGGTATGCTCATAATATTTTCCTATAACTTTTTCCTACTTCTTTCATTTCTAAACGTTGAGCTAGTTTATCAAAACTACCTACTTGTGTAGAAACATCAAAAATAACTTCTTGTGCTCCTTGCATTTTTGACCAGTCTATAAATTTTTTCATCATTTGTATTCCAGTCATTTTTCCGCGCTCCTTGGGAACTACGTATAGTTCCAATTGTTTTGCAAATTTATCTTTACTATAAGGAAATTCCAACAAACATCCAATCATAAATCCTGTCGGCTCTTCCTCTTTCAACGAAACAATCCCAAACATGTTAGGTTTATTCATTGCTGCAAAGAAATAGTTTATAACTTTTTCTTTGTTAATTTTAACTCTATTCCCCCAAGCAGATTCTTTTAAGAAGTCTTCACTTACTTTTTGAATCCAATAGAGATCTTCCTTTTGGAAAAATCTCCACTCCATTTTTATGCGACCTTTTCCTCCATTGTTTCAACTAATGTTTCAGATTCAGGATCTAAAGAATTCATCATATCATACATTCTTTTTGCACCTGCATATCTGTTACCACCACCTAAATTTTCAACAGCTTTAGCTGTAACAACAAACTCTCCATCACTTAGCATTGCTGGAATCTTATCATCTTTTGGACCACCTGGGCCACTGACCTCGCCTCCTGCATTACCATACATGTACTTAGAATTAATTTCGTCAAAAATTTCTCTAATTTCATCGTCATCCATTTTCATAATGTCTGATGGATCTATGTTACCATAACCATCTAATAAATGACCACGCATTTCGTCTACTCCAATACCTCTTCTGTCATCAACAGAAGCTTCTTCAAAAATATCTAAATCTTCTATGCCTTCGTACCCTGGACCTTGAACAATTTTTTCTACGTTAATATTTTCTTCATCAATATAATTCATAGGATCTGACATCATTCCAGCACCGCCGTTAGCGTAACCTTTTACTTCTCCACCATCGGCGTAAGGAGTAAATGCAAATTCACTTGGAACGTAACTATAATAAGGATTAGTCATATCCTCATACATCTGTTTCATTCTTTCTTTTTCTCTTCTTCTCATTTCTTCTCTAACTTGATCTTCATCTGGTTGCCCACCAGTATATCCAGCCAGTAATGGTAGTGCTGATCTTAAATCAAATGATCCAGCTGCTATTTCATTTCCTAAAATTCCTTTTCTTGCAGTTTGATTTCTTAATAAATCTTCAAAATTCATACCCGGCATTGTTTTGTAAGTAGGATTTCCTGCTTGGGAATACATTGGGAATTTATCACCATATCCTCCTGTAAATGTTTCATGAGGAAATCCTGGCCCACCCATTCTGTTTTGTACAGGAGGCGTTCCATATCCAGTCATACGAGGATTTTCCATTCCTGTTGGAATCATAAAGTCTGATCCACCAGGTTGTGTTAATACATCAAAGGCACTAATACCACCTTTACCATCTAATTGATTAGCAAAAGCATTTGCTTTCATATAAGCAAAAGGCAAAGAAGAAAGAGCACCATACAGTGCAGCCTTTTCTGGATTCTTCTGGCCCATTAATCTAGCTAAACCATAACTTGTTAAACCACCAGTTACAGGTGCTTTAAGAAGCATAGGCATGGCACCAAACTTACTACCATATCCTCCTAGTAGTGAACCTAGTCCACCCATTTTTCCTCCACCACCCATCATTGCCATTAATTTAGGGGACAGATAAGGTGCAGCTGCCATGGCTGCTATTGGTAATAAAGGTTTTGCTTTTTTAACTATGTTTTTTATGGCTGAATCAAAAAAACCCACTATAAATCTCCTGCTATACTTTTAATTATTTTATGGATTGCTACAGATACTTTTACATCACGTCTGATGTGGTGTACTTCTGTGTCAGTTGCAGGGTCTTTAACATCATCCTCAGCTTCTTTATCTGAGCCGTATTGTTTTCCTGTTTCAGTATTAGTAATAGTTACTTCGGCTGGCACAACAATTTCAGGTACTTTTTCCCCGTTTACTGTGGTCCATTTTACTACACTATCATCTTTTATAGGCATATTTACTCCTTATATCAAGTATTATTATTAATTTCAAGCACCGAAAGCACCACATGTAGCCTGTCTGCATTACCTGGGGTAACTGTAATCTTCTCTCCCTGCTTAGCTATAAGGGGTTGGGTCAATAATTCTACAGGAACCGCGGCTCCTATTACTATATCTTTACCTAAGCTAAACACTGCACTTGCTGCATCTGTAATAGTAGCTGTAATTGTGCTGCCAGATCCTGAGTCATCACTAACTCTTATAGATTTAATGACAGCTTGTATCTTATCAGGCACTGTATACAAAATAACAGGATTCGTATTTGTAGCTAAATCTACTTTATAATTAGTGTATATATTACCCATTAAACCACGCAAAAGCTTCATCATCGTTACGCAACGTTTCCGGCGTGTAAGTACTATTAAGCAGTAAAATTAATTGTTCTAGATTTGCAACTAGCTTATCTATTTGCACTTTATCATATTCTTGAGTTCCTTGCGGCGTTCTTGGTAATACTATTTGTGCCATTATCGCATCCCGTCTTGTTGTACATCAGCTCTGTACGTTCCATAACGCCAGTTAGCTCCTAGTTCTGTAGTTTTTATACTAATTTGTGCTTGTCTTCCACGCGCACGCGTATCTACTTTATTGGTTGTGGCAGTAACAACATTACTAATTGTAGTTGCACTTGACGTAGGGTACAATTTAAATACTAAATCTACATTTACATTTCCTGCAATATTTTTAAAGTCTGGAATAAATTTTTTAATTGACATTAATCTTTCACCAGCTTGCGGAATAACAAAAGCACCAGAATTTAATTCTGATTCTAACGCTACACCATTTGCATCTGTCCCAAATTCTTGCGCGTACATTAATGCACGTCCGTTAGTCACACCAGATATTTCTGTTGCTGGTGATAAAGGTTTAACTGGTGTCGTTGAACTATTAGGGTCAAAGTCTAATGCATAAGGAAAATCATACACACCTTTGTCAACCCATGATGATCTAGAAAGATCACCAATAGACCAAGATTGTTCTTGGTAATTGTATGTTACATATCTATCTATTTGCGAAGATCCATTAGAAGGGTAAAACCACGTTACCTCATTAAACTCACTGTTAAGACAAGCAAACGTGTCTTTTTGTGATGCTTGATCTATGTTTTCAAATACATAATCCTCAACACTGCACGGTATTTTTTTCACCGAACCATCAAACACGAAGAAAGAATCTTTACCCATCCAAAATGAATTACCATTTGATTCTACAGCTGAATGTAACCCAATAGCACCACATGCAGAACCTAATTGTGAAAAACCAAATGTAAAAGGTGCACCTACTAGTTGCATTTGATACAGAGCTGTATCTGTCCATACAAGTATAGCACCACGTGATCTTTTAGCAGTAATTAATTTACTGCCATCTGTTAATCGTTGTGAACCAGATGTGTTAGTTGATGTAGGAGTCCAATCGTTTTCGTTTTCTTGATCAGACCAACGTATAAACATATCATCTTGTGTCGTTGTTCCTATAAGTTGTGTTCCAAAACATATTACATGCCTATCTGTACCAGACACTAAAACAAATCTATTTTGCGTTGGAGCATTAGAAATAATTGTAGCTGCTACAGGTGTACCTGCACTGTTTGATGTATCCCAGTAATAAAGAGAGCCATTAAATTGACATGCTAATAAATCTTCACCCCAAGTGTCCAAGGACCATTTACCTGAATCTAACTGCACTGAGTTAGGAGCTGCAAGACCAGCGCGTGTTGTGTTCCATGTAGATAATCCCCATGTGCCTGCACCCCAACCGTAACCGGCTATGGATGTTGCGGGGTTCGTATTAATCTCATATGATGCTGTTGCTGTTGCTGCAGAAGCACCTGTACTTGTTGCATCAGCAGTCGCAGTAATTTTATATTGCGATGTAGATACAACTTCTATTATTTCGTATTGTTTATTTTGTAGTGTAGCTGCAGGTATACCATTAACTGCACCACTAACACTTGTTATCGTAACAAAGTCTCCTTCTATTGCTCCGTGGGCTGCATCTGTTACGGTCACTGTAGGAGAATTATTTACAGTTGTAAATCCTGTAATGTTACCAACGGCTGTTGCACGCGTTGGTGTAATATCATACCAGGCATTATTCTGGTATACGTATAATTTTTTATTTGTTCCTGCTGCTAAATATTGCTCACCTCTAAGATCAAACCAATCAACAATACCACGTGCTGCACCAATTAAAGTTTCTGTTGTAACAGTAGTAAAGCCACCTATTTTTTCTGGAAGACCATATCTAAAGCGTACATTTTTACCAAAAAACCATTTACCTTCAGCACCATATTCGGTGTCTTGTTGGTCTATTCCTGGTGCTATTGGTACTTTTACAAGAGCCATTTAAACCTTATACTGCTGTGTCGTAAAATCTAATCCAACGATCCGTGCCGTTGATACTTACGCGTATTGCTCCTACTTTATTAGCTGCTGTAGCTGTTGATGAAGATAAACTTTTTGTACTATCACCAGCAGATGTACCTTCAAAATAAATAAAATCTTCATCGGTGTCATCTTGATCTAAGTTTAAACAAGATATACCACCGGCTGCGTTATTTTGATTAATTTCTAATTTACCATTAGAAGGTGTTGCCGCTCCAATGGCTACTAAGTCTTGACTTCCATCTACCACAAGTAGGGCTGCATCAGTGTTGCCTTCAAATCTAGCATCATGGTTTCCACCATTATCGTTAAAAATAAAATCAGCGTCAGTTACATTAAGTGCTGCTGTCGTCGTTGCGCCAGCTAATGTTATAGCGCCAGTTGCTTTAAACGTGCCTGCCACATCTAAAGTTGTGCCCGGTGAGTTAGTTGCAATACCTACACGGTCTGTGCTGGCATCTACTTTAAATAAATTAGCTTCTGTTACCCCAGAAAAAGTTGCATCTTTGTTAGCGCCTGCTGCGTTAAAAGTAAGATCACCACCGTTAAGTGTAACATTGCCTGTTGCTTCTAATGTGCCGTTAGCTTTAACATTACCCATGTCGCTAAAGACATCAAAGGCTGTGTTAGTTCCACCATCAACAAAGATAAGATGTTTTGCACCTTCTACTAGTGTTACTTTTGTTCCACCAGCTGGTCCAAATAATAAAGTATTACCGGCTCTCGTTGTTGTGTCTTCTACTAAATAAAAATTATCAACACTTGCAGCTGTTTCAACACTAGTTGTTGCACCAAGGGTGCCTGTAAGTTTAAGTGTTATTTTTGCTGTTTGTGAAGCTGAACCATTACCACCACTAGGGTTAGATAAGGTAGTCGTTGCGCCTGTAATAGGTACTGCAATAAATCCTTTTAATGTTTCTTCTACTTTTTCTAAGTTTTCGTTTGTTATTGTACCCCAAGTACCAGAGTTAGACCCAGTAGTCTGAAGATTTATTTTAATTATATTCGAGTCTGCCATTTTTCTCCTTAACCTGTTGGTACCACTGTCCAGATGTCTGTATTAGAATCATCCACACCGTTCCATATTGTAAATTTAGGCGTCCCTACTGCAAAGGTTGCCCTCACTCCTTCTAATGTCACTGTAGCTGAACCTACTACTGTAACAGATCCTTGTGCGAACGTGGCTCTGACACCAGTTACGTCGTATTTAGATTCTATTGTAACATCTCCGACATCAAATGTCGAGCGAACTCCTGTCAATGTGATGTTTGCATCACCTGTAACTACAACAGTTCCTAAAGCAAAAGTTGCTCTTTGACCATCCAAGGTAATGTTGGCATCACCTGTAATTGTTAATGCACCTACCGCAAAGGTAGCACGTACACCTACTAAATCATCAATAACACTGTTACCTGTAACAGTAACTGTGCCCAGGTTAAAGGTTGCGCGTACCCCTGTAGGTACAACAACTATGCTGCCAAATGATGAAGGACCTTGTGAAAATGTTTCGGTCGCATATGCTGCTGCGCCGTAGAACATTACGTATTAGCCGCGTCCCACGCGTCTTGTAGTTCTGTTAGTTTAGTATTTACTTCTGTTTCAGTAGGCAATTCTGTTACTGTATTATTTACAATGTTTCCATTAATACCTACTTTTTCTGAAAGTCTAAGATTTGCATAAATTTTATTATTAACATCTGTCCATGTAAACCATTGTTTAGGGTGTACACGAATTAAAGCATCTTCAATATGATTTGGTCTGCCGTTATTATCAGCCATTTTATGTATCTCCTAATCGTGTAAATTTTGCTCCAGTAGAAGATAGTGTTCCACTACATTGAGTTTCTGTACTAGATGTGTTTACAGCAATTTTAAATCTAACTTTTCTTTGACCAGTATCAGTTACATCTATTGTTGCCGCTTGATAAAATGATTGAAACCAAGATCCACTACCTTTGTAAATACTTGATTCAGTTGCGGATGCTTCATCATAAGAACTATTATTTACAGTTTTTTGTATGTAAGCTGCTATATCTCTTTCATCACTACTGCCTTGTGCCATACGACCAAAAAATTCTACTTTATAAATACCTGTAACTGGAAAAGTAAATATACCAGAACTTTGTGACATACCACTTCCAATATAAGCAAAAGTATTTGCCGCATTTCTCGCCCAGTTTGACGTTATTGGATCTGCGTCATTTGTAAAACTTGAAGTTACCAACCATTCATCATATTGTGTAATACCCGCAGTAAAACTTGTAGCACCTGTACCACCGTTAGCAGTAGCTAGTGTACCCGTCACATTAGTAGCTGCGTTAACAAACGTTGTTGCTGTTGAGCCAGTGCCACCATTACCTGTAGGTAGTGTGCCTGTAACTTCGGTTCCTAAGTTTACTGTTTGTCCTAAAGCTGTGAGGTTGATTGTTGTTAATGTCATCTATGCTCCTATTAGTTTGTATGCACCAAAAGTAGCAGGATGATTTGCTAAATTTGAATCCCCATATATTTCTACGTCACCACCAGATGTTCTTACGTAAAATTCTACTGTGTTAGTTGCTGATAAATTTAAAACTGCCATTGCAACTACTTCAGGATATCCTGCAACATTAACATTTTCATCATACAAACCTCTTGTATAAACTCTTGATCCATTTACATAAAAAGCAATTT